GACTTCGCTGCGTCCGAGGTGTACGCAACCCTCGACACGCTGCTCGGCACCGTCACCACCGTCGAAGTCACCCCGACCTCGGACGCTGTAGCCGCTACGAACCCGAAGAAGTCGGTGTCGTGCCTTGTCACCGAGGTGCCGTTCATCGACGGCGGCGTCGCCGACCTCGCCACCATCTCGGTCACCTGGCCGATGAGCGGAGCGGTCACCACCGCCACGTCATAGCAGAAAGAGAGCAACATGCTCGACCTGTCAATAACGACCAGACTGGAAGGCGAGGATGAACCCATCCGCAGCAACCCCAACATGGGCACCGTGCTGCGGATGGAGCTCTACTTCAAGCTCGATTCCGGCATCGAGGCGCTCCAGCGCATGAAACTCGAGCATTTGTGCTGGCTGGCGTGGGAATGCCGACGAGCCGACGGCCTCACTGTGCCGCCGTTCGACAAGTTCCGGTCGCAGCTCGCCGACATGGGGCCGCCTATCAGCTAGCAGCGTTGGCGCTCGCCACCGGGCAGCCGATCAGCGAGCTTGAGGCGGCCTCTCCGAAGGTCATACGGGCATTTCGGGCCATATTGGCCGAACAAGCACGAGAGCGTGAGAAAGCCTCTAGGAGGCGCTGATGGCAAAACCAGCGATACAGGTCGAAGGCAGCCGCCAGCTACGTCGCAAGTTTCGCGAAATCGGCGACGACATGAGCGACCTGCGCGAACTGCACAAACGCCTCGCCGACGACGTCGCAGACACAGCCAAAACCAAAGTGCCGGTGAGATCCGGTCGTTTGCAGCGTTCGATTCGAGGCTCGGGCACAAAAACCGCTGCTCGTGTCCGTGCCGGCAACAACCGCAAATCTGGACCGACCTCGGTGCCATACGCCGGGCCGATCCATTTCGGCTGGGGCGCTCGAGGCATACGCCCGCAGCCGTTCATGTACGAGGCGCTCGACGATCGCCGCCAACAAGTGATCGAAACGTACAACCGGCAGGTCCGAGAGATTATCCGGCGCACGTTCTAGGATCACGTCATGGCTGTCGGCACAAGCGTCATCAACGTTGCGATTCTGGGCGACGCCAGCAAGTTCAAGAAAGCAGTCGGCGAAGCCAGCACAAAACTGGGCACGCTCAGTAGCAAAATCGGCAGCGTTTCGACCAACGTAGCAAAGGGTTTCGGCCTGATGACTGCTGCGGCTGGCGGTCTTGCTGTTGTCGCTGGCCGGCAACTATTCGACGTGGGCGAGGAGCTCGTCAGCCTCGACCAGAAGATCGGCACCGTGTTCTCGGGCCAGTCGCTCGACCAGGTCAGCGGTTGGGCCGACGAGGTCGCCGCCCGCATGGGCCTCACTGCCACCCAAGCCGCAGGGCTCGCTGCAAACGCTGGCGACCTGCTGAAACCGATGGGGTTCACAGCCGACGAAGCCGCGAACATGTCGACCGAAATCGTCGGCCTGTCCGGTGCGCTGTCCGAGTGGTCGGGCGGACAACGCTCAGTTGAGGAAACCGCCGAAATCCTACAAAAAGCGCTGCTCGGCGAACGCGAAAGCTTGAAGTCGCTCGGCATTTCGATCAACCAGGCCGAGGTCGACCAGCGGGCAATGACGATCGCAATGACCGACGGGCGAGACGCGATCACTGCGATGGACAAAGCGCTTGCCACGCAGGAACTGATCCTCGAAAAGTCCACCGACGCTCAAGCGGCCTACGCCGCTGGCGGCAACGATCTGACAGCCGCCCAAAATCGACTACGAGCAGCGGTCGGCGAAGTCCAAGAAACGATGGCGCGCAAACTGCTACCTGTGTTTGCTCAGGGCGCAGAAATCGCTGTTGAGCTCATCAACGTGTTCGACGAGCAGGGCTTGGGCGGCGTCATTAGCACCCTCGCCGAACGTTTCAAGGAAGCATGGCCGCAAATCAAAGAACAGCTTGAAACATGGGCACAAGGTTTCTTGGCGTGGGTGCAACGAGTTGGACCACCGTTCCTTGCTGCCCTCGGCGATTTGCTTGTCAGCATTGCCCGCTGGTTCGTCAACGACGCGCTGCCTGTCATTGTCGATCGTCTCGAGCAATGGGCCAAAGCCCTCGTCGACTGGGCAGTCGAAGTCGTGCCGCCACTACTCGACAAGCTCGGCGCGCTTATTGCTGACGTAGCCAACTGGTTCTCGTCCGAAGGTCTCAACACGATCGTCACCAAACTGGGCGAGTGGGCCGCAGCATTTATCGAATGGGTCGTGCCGCTCATCCCGCCGCTGCTGCTCAAGCTTGCCGAGCTCGTCGCAGCGATCGGCGCATGGATTGTCACGACTGGGCTGCCAAATCTGCTGCGCGACTTGCGTTCATGGGTCGAGGCATTCATCGGATGGGTCGCTGACGTGACGCCTGGTCTGCTCGCTGCCCTCGGCGACTTGGTTCGCGACATGACACACTGGGTTGTCACTGACGGCGTCAGAATGGTGTTTGACGCGTTTGTTGACTTCGGCAAAGCAATCGTCGACGGGATCGTCGCAGGCATCAAGGCGGCACCGGGCAAAGTCATGTCAGCCCTTGAGTCGCTTATACCGGGCGGTTCAATCATCGGCGATGCTATTGGCGGCGTAACGGGCCTCATTCCCGGTCTGGCCGAGGGCGGTATTGTGACTGGCCCGACGTTGGCGCTGATCGGCGAAGCTGGCCCCGAAGCGGTCGTGCCGTTGGATCGTGCCGGCGGCATCGGCGGCATGAACGTGACGGTGAACATGCCGCCCGGCAGCGATGGTGCCGACGTGGTGGCAGCGTTGCAACGGTACGCGAGGGCGCATGGCGGCACGGTGCCGATCCTGACCGGACAGCTCTGATGGCGACCTGGGCGTGGGCGCTCACGTTTCAGCCGGTCGATAAAGACGGCGGCCCGAACCCGGCTGCGGTGCCGATCGGTGACGTGTTGGGCGCTTCGGTCAGCTACGGCAAACGAGGCGACGCCCTGACGTACTCGGGCGGCACGATGGTGCTCGAGCTCGACAACACGGACAGCAAGTACACGCCCGATGCTGGCGGCACCTACTCGAACGCCCGGTTCCTCGGTGTCGAGGTTCAGCTATACGCCGACGTAACCGGGGCAGGCGCACCGACCTGGACGCACGGCGCACCAGCAGCGTTCACCGGTGTCGTGTCCGACATTCAGTACACGTTCAACGACACCTATGACGCGACTGTGACAGTGACCGTCGTGGACGCCTTGACAATGCTCGGCACGCTGGCTTTCCAGTCCGGCCTGTCCGTTTCGTCAGGCACCGCCGAAGCCGAGCTCGACGCCGTACTGACGGCCGCAACCTCGATCAGCGCCCAGATCGACCAGAACGCCGTTGTGAACCCGTCGGGCGACGCCGGCGACACGCTCCAGGCCGTCAGCAGCTACACGGGCACCGCTGGCGCGTTGTTGACGACGATCGAGCACAGCAACGGCGGCGACGTGTACGTCCGCCACGGGCTGCCTGTGGACGCCACGACGCCGTACAACTCGGTCACGTTCCGATCGAGAGGTCAGGCACCGATCAGCGAGGCCGTGACCGGCGTGAACGAGCTGACAGCGCTGAACCTGTGGGATGCGCGCGTCGCCACCTCGGGCACCGAACCGCACTACTTCCAGACTGTCGACTTTGCGAGCGGCACGACATCGAGTTACAGCCAGGCGGCGTTCACCTCGGTCGGCGGCACCGAGCAGACAGCCTCGGCAAACATTGCAGCGTTCGGTGCCCGCAACATTTCTCGCTCCGGGCTGCTTTGCACAACCGACGCAGAAACGCTCAACATTGCAGAGTCGTTTCTGTCGCAGTACGGCACGGACGGCGCGCCGCCGTTGAATGTGCGCAACATTGGCATGCAACCGATCGTCGAGGGCGACAACGACGGCTGGCAGCTGGTGAAGTACAGCGTCGGGGATAGTTGCACGCTGAGTTTGCGGCCCGAGGGCAGCACCGCCACCCTTGAGTTCGAGGGCGTCGTGTCGGGCATCGGTTGGCAGATCACCCCGAACTCGTCGAAATTGTCGGTGCAGCTCGAGGACGGTGTGCAAACCGTGTCGTTCATCCTCGATAGCGCGACGTTCGGAGTGCTCGATCAGAACAGACTAGGATACTGACGCTATGGCACCCGCAGGTTTCACCACGTTCGTTGCTGGAAACGTCCTGACCGCTGCGCAAGTAAACACGTATTTGATGGAGCAGGCCGTAACGGTGTTCGCCGATGCCACGGCACGCGACGCAGCGATCACGTCGCCATCCGAGGGGCAGGTGTGCTACCTGACCGGCACAAACTATTTGCAAATCTACGACGGCAGCGCCTGGTCGAACGTGATCACAGCAGCCGGCGTGCCAGCGGGCGGCGGCCAAAAACAACTTGTCACGTTCACCAGCTCGGGCACGTTTAGCAAAGCAAGCTATTCGACGTATTCGCAGGCGGAGATCACGGTCGTGGGTGGCGGCGGCGCTGGCGGCGGTGCGGAAGCAGTCGGCGGCGGTGACTGGTCGGTTGGTTCGGGCGGCGGGGCAGGCGGTACTGCTGTGGTGATCGTGCCGCTCGCCTCGATGGCAGCGAGC